GAAAGTTATCTTGCCCGGCGCAGTGGCGCTGCGGCCAATCAAAATCACAGTAAACAAACTTGACCAGGAGATGGTAGACTGGTGGATCATGCAAGGTGCCGAAGCACAGGAAATACATGATCCTTACTGGAGTCATCATCGTGGTAATGTGATAGACAAACACTATCGCATTCGTGTGCAGGGTCTGGGTGGCAAATGGAGTCACAAGTTCAATGATAACAGCGGCATACACCTAATTCATTTGCCAGAAAACTATGCCAGTACAGCCAGTTTGTTTTGTTTAAAATTTTTTGATGCTATAATTAATCACAACATAGAGGTAGATGACCATGCAACTCAAACATAACGAAAAACAGTTGAGAATTTGGATACACAAGATCATAAGAGAAATGGCACAGGACAACTGGCAACCAGATTATATTGTGGGAATCACTCGTGGTGGTCTGATTCCTGCTACCATGCTGAGTCATTATCTTGACATCCCCATGCACACACTGAACATCAGTTTTAGAGACAACGATTCAGGACCGGAAAGCAATCTTTGGATGGCAGAGGACGCATATGGTTATGTTCCTTACGAAGGTACTGAACCTCCTCTAGAACGTGACTCTAATCGGATCACAACCAATCCTGAAAATCGCAAGAACATTCTTATTGTGGATGATATCAATGATAGCGGTCGTACTCTGCAATGGATACAAGACGATTGGCAAAGCGGTTGTTTGCCCAATGACTCTGCTTGGGATCAAGTTTGGAACAACAATGTGCGTTTTGCTGTGATGGTTAACAACACTGCTAGTGAATTTAAAGACATTGACTACCATGGCACAGAAATAAACAAATTAGAAACACCTGCATGGATCGTGTTTCCTTGGGAAAACTGGTGGGAGAATTAATATGTTAAATGGAAAACGAGTGGGCTTTACAGCCAGTACCTTTGATTTACTTCATGCAGGACATGTGGCCATGTTGCGCGAAGCCAAGGACCAATGCGAGTATTTGATCTGTGCCTTACAAAATGATCCTACCATGGACCGTCCTAATAAAAATCGTCCAGTGCAGAGTATTGTGGAAAGACAGTTGCAATTGGTTGGTTGTAAGTATGTGGACGAAGTTTGGGTGTACAACACAGAAAAAGATCTTGAGGATCTCTTGCTGATATTGCCTATTGATGTTAGAATACTAGGCGTTGAGTACGAGGAAAAGGAGTTTACTGGTCGTGAAATATGTCATAAGCGCAATATTGAACTTTTCTTTAACGGTCGTGATCATAGTTTTAGTAGCAGTGAGCTTCGCCAACGTGTGGCATCAGCTGAAGATCTTAAGAAGCAAATGACCACCGATAAATAACTGTCTCAAGGCATTCATCCCGCTAATTTGATAAATAAACATAGGAGATACCTATGAAAATTTATCTATATGTTAAACAACATAAAATCACAGGATTAAAGTATTTTGGTATGACCGTTACAAAAGATCCATACATTTATCTAGGTTCTGGAAAATATTGGAGATGTCATCTCAAAACTCACGGCAAAGATATTGATACAATAAATGTGTGGGAATTTACTGATCCTAAGTTATGTGAAGAATTTGCTTTAGATTTTTCGGAAAAAAACAATATTGTAGAATCTAAAGAGTGGGCAAATTTGCGACCTGAAAACGGTAAAGATGGTAAAGCACCTGGTAGCCCTGGTATGAAAAAAGAAAAAAATCCAAACTGGGGGAAGATACAAGAACAAAATTCATTTTATGGTAAAAAACATAAACCTGAAACAATTGATTTATATAAAAAACAAAAAGTAGGAGGTAATAATCCTCGTGCTAAAAAAGTTAGAACACCAATTGGTGAATTTGAATGTGCTAAGTATGCTGCTAAAGCCTTAAAAATATCTAATGATAAATTAAGGGAAAGGCTGCAAAACGGAACACCTGGCTATAGTTATATTTGACTTAACCACATGACCGGACTTTAGAGCGTCGCCCCGGTATAAAAACTCCGCCGCCTATGCTAAAATTTAACATAGGAGAATAGCATGACAACAATCAATGTTGATGTAGAAAATCAAACACCCGAACAAGCAATTGCAACTTTAGAACAACTTGGTGCGTTTGGTAACCAACCAAGAACTTACAAATATACCAGTACCAAAGAGTATCACGATGCATTTCCGTGTGCATATCGTCAATGGCGAGCGGACAGTCATTGCAATCTAATTCACGGTTATAGTTTTTCAATGAAGTTCTACTTTGGTACTGACGATTTGGATGTACGTAACTGGGCTGCTGACTACGGCGGACTCAAAGAACTAAAGAAGATCTTAGAAGACCAATTTGATCATACGCTTATTGTAGCACAGGATGATCCTGAGATGGCGACATTCAAACTGCTACAAGAAAAGAACATGGCCAAGATTGTTGTGCTACCACGTTTGGGTTGTGAAGGTCTTGCTGACATGCTATACAAATATGTTAATGGAGTATATATTCCTGAGATGTGGGGACCAGGCGAAGCAGCTAGACTTTGGTGCTATCGCGTGGAAGTACGTGAAACACAATCAAACATGGCTTTTAGAGAAGGTCACCGTGAATGGAATGAGGATTTGTTTGCGTGATTGAAATCTTCATACCAGTGCTATGGATCTGCATAAACACCACGTGTGAGTTCATGCAAGCCGAAAAACACTTTTTTCTTGAAGAACAATGCTTGAGATCTTTGGAACAGCAAAAATTACACATGCAAGATTTGATTCGCCAAGCTGGCCAGGGAACTATCACGGTAATGGAAGGCATCTGTGCAGATGCTCAAATCAAAGCTCGCATTGAAAAAATTACACAAGGATGAGGATTTTTTAATTGACAAAAGACTAGTATCGTGTTAACATACGGTACTTTCAACTATTCTTTGGAGATTGTTATGGCACGTAGATTCAGCGTCAAGGTTTTTAACATTGCAGGTTTAAATGTACGATTAAAGTTTGAATCTGAGCAATTACACGAGGATGGTACCATTCTAGCAGACACAGTTCTAGAAGAAACTGTTAAGAAATTAACTGAAACCTTGACAGCTAATAAAGATTTGCTGCCCGAAGTGATTACAGAGACTGCGTTTACAGAAATAGGTCGTATGCTGGTTGCAGATCCTGCCAATGTGTACACCAATCTGCTAGGCGATGAATACCAGCGTACAAAGTTGATCAGTATGGAACTTATGGATACCGCAGGCAACAGCACCATTTACGAGGATTAACGCATGCAAAAACTCATCTTTGAAGGACCCGAACACATTGACAACAGCGATGCGCCTTGGACTGACACTGTGAGAAAAGACTTTCACATAGCAGTTTTCAACGATAAGTACCCTGTTACTGAAGGACACTTGTTGTTTGTTCCTCAATACAATAGTACCAGTGTGCTTAAAGAAGCATTTGAAGATGCATTTGATCATGGTAAACGCATGGTAGACTCAGGAGAATGGGATGGTTTCAACATTGGATTTAATTATGGCGAAGCTGCGGGACAAACTGTGCCATGGCCTCATATCCATCTTATACCCCGTAGAGAAGGCGATGTACCGGACCCGGTGGGCGGCGTTAGGAATACGATTCCGGGCAAGGGCAACTATAGAAAGACACCAGCACCAATTGAAATCTCAGCAGGGGATAGTGAAGGCGGAGAACTAGATTAATGATAATTGTAACAGGCAGTAAAGGTTTTATTGCACAAGAACTAATTGACTATCTTGTGGCACAAGGCAAAACTGTTCATGCCATGGACTGGCACGACCGTGGTCGCACTTGGACCGCGCACGAACCAATTGAATGGGTCTATCATATGGGTGCAGTCAGCAGCACTGACGCTACTGACTGGGAAGAACTAATGATTAAAAACATCAAAGACACCCAAGGCTGGATTAGATTTGCTGAGCAACAGAGTTGTGGTATAACCTATGCCAGCAGCGCCAGTATATATGGACCTTGGACTAATAGTCCAGAATATGGTCCTGTACAACCACAACATTTGTATGGTGTAAGCAAACTAACCATTGACAACTGGTGTGCTACACAAAAGTTCTCAGTTCCTGTACAAGGTGTGCGTTTTTTCAACGTATACGGTCGTAAAGAACAACACAAGCGTCAACCCAGTCCAGTGCGACGTTTTTTGAATCAAGCCGCAACAGAACGCAAACTAACTGTATGGCATCACAACGGACGCTACGGCTCTCGTGATTTCATCAGTATTGATGATACCATACAAGCCATGGAAAAACTGCGAGCAGCTGGTGTCAGCGGAGTATATAATATTGGTACTGGAAAAACTGATACCTTTTATGATATTGCCAAAACCTGTCAAAGACTGCAAGGTGTTACAGAATGCCAACTGATTGTGGTTCCTATGCCAGAACACATGTTGGCTACCTATCAATGGGAAAGCTGTGCTAATCTGGACAAATTGCGTCAAGCAATTCCGGATTGGAATCCAGAAAGCATACATGACTGGCTTGAACATAACTGGAAAACCCTGTATAATCAAACAATTGAGGACTTGAACAAATGAAATTCAAAATCAGCGAAATATTTTATAGTGCGCAAGGCGAAGGGCGATATGTTGGTGTGCCCAGCATTTTCTTGCGTACTTTTGGTTGTAACTTTAAATGTGAAGGATTTGGTTGTGCTCCTGGGGAGCGCAATGAAGAGCGTGGTAAAATTCTAGAATTGGTTCGCGCCAATCCCGATCAGTACAAGACTTTTAATGATCTTCCTTTGACCAAGACTGGTTGTGATAGCTATGCCAGCTGGGATCCAGCATTCAAGGATTTTAGTCATAGTATGGATAATGATACCATTATCTCTCGCATGTATAATTTGCTACCAGAAGGACAATGGAAGTCAAAAAATGGAAACAATGTGCATTTGGTAATCACAGGCGGTGAACCACTGTTGGGCTGGCAACGCAACTATCCAGATCTACTAGATCATCAACTGATGTTGGATCTAGCCAACGTGACTTTTGAAACCAATGGCACTCAGAAACTGTCAGAAGATTTTCATAACTGGATTCAAGATTGGCATGCTGATCCAAATTTTATTGAAGAACATCTTGGTGAATTTAGAGAGATGACTTTTAGTGTTAGTCCCAAACTGAGTGTGAGTGGCGAGAAGTGGGCGGATGCTATCAAGCCAGATGTGATCAAACAATATCAAGAAGTGGGCGTTACTTACCTAAAATTTGTAGTAGACAAAATAGAAGACTTCGCAGAAGTAGATCAAGCTGTTAGCGAATATCGTGCTGCCGGCTTTATGGGCAGTGTGTATGTGATGCCTGTGGGTGGCACTCTAGAAGGTTATAATCAAAATCGTGTGCATGTGGCAGATGCAGCACTCGAACGTGGTTATTACTACAGTCCGCGATTGCACGTGGATCTATGGGGAAATGGTTGGGGCAAATAATGGGAGAAGACGAGTTAGAAGTAGATGCTAACTGGTTTTACAAGAGAGCTGATTGGCAGTGGACATTTGCTTGGCTCCCACATCGTTGCGATCGTACTGGTCAATTGATTTGGCTAAAATACGCCTATTGTGGTACTGTTCGTTATGAGCACCTTGTAGAACGCATGTCCGACAAACCTCTAACCATGGAACGTCGTTGGGTAACCACAGAAGAATGGATCGTGAGTCAACTTAAAGGAATATGGTAATGGCAACAGCAAAGAAAACTACTGCAAAGAAAACTACTGCTAAAAAACCAGAACCTAAACTGCGTGTGAGTGCCAGTGCTAAAGACGCTGCTACTAAAAAAGGTGAGCCATATATCAGTGTGCTTAACGTAGAACTGGACCCAGACAATGTGCAAAATGGTGCATTTGAATTGGACTGGAACGACATCTTTGTGGCAAAACTCATGCGAGCAGGGTATAAAGGCAAGGATGATGCACAGATTGTGGACCAGTGGTTTCAG